TGCTACTGGTAGGTTCTCTGGTGCTGATCCTAATATGCAGAACATGCCACGTGGCGGCACGTTTCCTGTGAAGAAAGTATTTGTGTCACGATTCGATGGTGGTAAGGTAATGGAAGCTGACTTTGCGCAGCTTGAGTTTCGTACTGCTGCTTACTTATCACAAGATGGAGTTGCAATTGAAGAAGTTTCTACTGGATTTGATGTACACGCATACACCGCTAAAGTTATTAGTGAAGCTGGTCAGCCTACGAATAGACAGGATGCAAAAGCACACACATTTGCGCCCCTTTATGGGGCAACGGGATACGGAAGAAGTAAAGCAGAAGCAGCCTACTACGAACACTTCACCGAAAAGTACAAAGGAGTCGCAGCTTGGCACTCCAGACTGGCTAAAGAAGCTGTGAACACAAGGAAGATTACTACGCCTAGTGGCAGGGAGTTTGCCTTTCCTGACGTAGTACGTAAGGTAACGGGACGTGTATCTCATTTTACACAGATAAAGAACTATCCTGTTCAATCATTTGCTACTGCAGATATTGTGCCTATTGCCTTGCTGCACATTGATGAGTTGCTAGAAGGTATGCAATCGTGTATAGTGAACACAGTGCATGATAGTATTGTTATTGACGTACATCCTGACGAAGAAGCACAGGTTGTTAGCGTAATAAATGATACCAATACGGCCTTACCTTCTATAATTAATACTCGTTGGGGTATTGATTTTAATGTGCCTTTATTATTAGAGGCAAAAATAGGTCCGAATTGGCTTGACACTAAGGACATAACCTGATATAACTATGCATCTTACAACTGAAAAGGAGTTAAAACATATGACTGAACTTACAACTATTGATACTAATAACTATGCTGAGATGGCTAAAGCTATGGGCATAGCGAATGAAGCACCTTCGCAAAAGAAGCAGGGTATCTTCCTAGCTAGGTTACGCCTAAACCATTCACCAATTCTTGGTGCGGAGTCCATCTTAGTTAAGGCTGGCACATATAAGCTAGAGATTCCAGATGGTCCAACTTACTACGCTGAGTCTGCTATCATGCGTCCCTTCCTACAACGCTTCATGTATAAGAAGTTTGTGATGGGTACACAAAGCAAGCCTAATCGTTACGTTAAGACTGTGATGGCTGATACTCTTAATATGGACTTGAAAGATAATGATGGTGGGTTTAACTGTGGTAAACCTGCTGGTTGGATAGAGGACTTCACTTCTCTACCTGATGCTACTAAGGAATTAATTAGGTCTATCAAACGTGTACGAGTTGTACTTGGCACTGTAGAACTGATTAAGCCAAAGGATGCTAATGGTAATGATGTTGAGGTAGAGACTACCCCATTTATATGGGAAGTAGAAAACCGTGATGCCTTTAAAACTATTGGCGGTGTCTTTACAAAGTTGGCTAAAATGAAGCGTCTTCCTGTGCAGCACAGTGTAACACTAAACAGTGAGGAGCGTAAGTTACCTAATGGTAATAGCTTCTATCTGCCTCTGGCATCTATGGATGTTACTGAGACCATTGATCTGACACAAGACGATCAAGAAAAGTTTGCGGACTTCATGGCGTGGGTATCTAATTACAACGAGTATATCATTAATACTTATGCAGAAAAAGCTACGAGTAAACATGATGATGAGTTGGATGATATATCTGTAGATGATATAATAGAACAAGAGGTAGCATAATGAACCACCGGGCTGAACTGGCAATACATCAGTATATGGAAGATGCTGTAAAAGGTAACAGCACTATGTCTGATGCTACCATTAAACAGGTAGCTACAGATATATCCGATGCACTGAAGCGTCAGTTTGGTGGAGGAAATAAGCGAGGTGACTTCAAGTTACGCATGTCTAATGTTGGCAGACCTACTTGCCAGCTATGGTATGAGAAGAATAAACCTGAAGTTGCCTTGCCTTTCCCCACCACATTTGTAATGAACATGATGCTTGGAGACATCGTTGAGGCTGTCTTCAAGGGACTGTTAAAGGAAGCGGGGGTACAATATGAAGATACGGACAAAGTTACTCTTGACTGTGGTGATACTAATGTTTCTGGCTCTTATGACCTTATCCTTGATGGTGCAGTTGATGATATTAAATCAGCTTCAGACTGGTCCTACAGAAACAAATTTGAATCCTATGACAGTCTTGCCAGCGGTGACGGCTTTGGGTACATAGCACAGCTTGCTGGTTATGCTAAAGCAGCTAATAAAAAAGCAGGTGGTTGGTGGGTAGTTAATAAAGCTAACGGTGCATTTAAATATATACCAGCTACAGGTCTTAATGTAGATGAAGAAATAAATAAGATAAAAAAAACTGTAAATATAATAAAGGAGAATAAATTTGAAAAGTGTTTTCAACCAGTACCAGAGAAGTTTAGAGGTAAGGAGACAGGTAATCAAGTACTTAATGATGGGTGCAGGTTTTGTAGCTATCGTTTTGATTGTTGGCCTACTCTAAAGGAACTACCTGCTGTTAAGTCACAGGCAAAAAACCCGCCCATTATCTCTTACATAGGAGAGGTATGTGCAGCATAACGCTAGACGTAACGCACTGAAGTATGGGTATCGTAGTGGGCTAGAGCATACCGTTTCAATCTATCTTAAAGAACGTGACTACAAGTTTATGTATGAGGAGATAAAGATTGAGTGGGAAGACCTAGCCTACCGTACCTATACGCCAGACTTTGTGTTAGACAACGGTATAATGATTGAGACAAAGGGACTATTCACTACAGCAGATAGACGTAAACATTTGGCTATTAAAAAGCAGCATCCTAAACTAGATATACGCTTTGTTTTTACTAACAGTAGGACTAAGTTGCGCAAGGGTGCTAAGTCTAACTATGGTGAGTGGTGTATTAAACACGGGTTCCGATACTATGATCGAATCATACCAGAAGATTGGTTGAAAGAGAAGGGCAAGAATAAACATGCTAGATTTATAAAATATAGAGGCAAAAAAGTGAAAAGGAGATAGTTATATGGATGAGAAAAGATTGAAACAACAAATAGAGGATGAAGATTTTATTATACGTGTAAGACCCTTCACCAACGAAGAAGGTAACTGGACAGGTGAAGTAGACATATCCATTATAGCTTTTCCAGATAATCCACTGGATGATGTTGACTACGATCAGGTAATGCACTTTGCTAAAATGATGTGCGCCTCTGTTCCTATCATGGAACAATCAAAAGAAATAAGAGAAATAATTCACGAATATGTGATGAGTGTTATTGACAACGAGACAGAGTTTACAGTAGAATTAGAAGACGAGGCTGGTGTAGAAAAAAGCTACGACGGTAACGTAGTTCATCTAAACTTTAACACGAAGACGGGAGGTTCCGCATGAGTAGACACGAAGACTACATGAAGTTAATGGGAGAGAAAGAAAAGAAAGATAACGTAGTGGATATGGTCAACAGCCCACCACATTACAATCAGTCTGATATAGAATGTATAGATGCTATTAAAGCTATGCTTGGACCTAACTTTAAATACTACTTACAAGGCAATGCGCTTAAATATCTATGGAGATTTGATCACAAGGATAAGCCAGCACAAGACGTAGATAAAGGTATTTGGTATATGAATAAACTACGTAAAGAGGTTTCTAAAAATGATAAGAGTTAAATTATTTATAACCATAGACGTAGATGAAGAAGACTATCCCATACCTGCTGATGGAAGGGTGGGCGAGGAAATAGAGGATGGTATAAGAGAGTACTTCTACGATGTAGAGGGTGCAGATATTAAAACAATTAGAACTATAACGGAGTGATAGAAATGATAAGCAATCAATTACCAACAGACTACCAGAACTTTATTGCTCTTTCCCGATATGCACGGTGGAAAGATGATGAACAAAGAAGGGAGACATGGAGTGAAACTGTCACAAGATACTTTGATTATATGGCTAGGCATTTACGTGATAACTGCAACTATAAGTTATCTAATTCACTAAGAGGTGAATTAGAAGGTGCTGTGCTTAGTCTATCTGTCATGCCTAGCATGAGAGCATTAATGACTAGTGGCCCTGCATTGGACAGATGCCACGTGGGTGGATATAACTGCTCTTACGTGCCTGTAGACAGTCCACGTGCGTTTGATGAGACAATGTACATACTAATGTGTGGCACAGGTGTAGGTTTCAGTGTAGAAAGACACAACATTGAAAAGCTACCTATGGTAGCAGAGGATTTTTATAAAACTGATACGGTAATTAAAGTAGGTGACAGTAGACCCGGCTGGGCAAAATCACTAAAAGAACTTATTGCCATGTTGTATGCTGGACAGATACCAGAATGGGATGTATCAGAGGTACGCCCTGCAGGTGCAAGACTCAAAACATTTGGGGGTAGGGCATCAGGTCCACAGCCATTGGTTGAGTTGTTTGAGTTTGTTGTGCAGAAGTTTAAGGGTGCAGCAGGTCGTAGGTTGTATCCCATTGAATGTCACGACATCATGTGTAAGATTGGTGAGGTTGTAGTTGTTGGTGGTGTGCGCAGATCAGCACTAATTAGCTTATCTAATCTTAACGATGACCAGATGGCTCATGCAAAGTCAGGCGAGTGGTGGAAGTATGAAGGACAACGTGCATTGGCTAACAACTCTGTAGCCTACAAGACTAAGCCAGAAATGGGTACGTTCATGCGTGAGTGGCTGTCATTGTACGACAGTAAGTCAGGTGAACGTGGTATCTTCAATAGGCAGTCAGCTAAAAAACAAGCTGCTAAGAATGGTAGACGTGATACAGAACATGACTTCGGTTGCAATCCCTGCAGTGAGATTATCTTACGCCCATATCAGTTCTGTAATTTGTCAGAGGTAGTAGTTCGTGAATCGGATACGGTAGAAACTCTTAAAGAGAAGGTTCGTCTTGCTACTATACTTGGTACGTTCCAAGCTACCCTAACT